GATTTTGTCTTATCCTATTCAAAACAGCGTGCCAGCGAAGTCGGCCCCTCTACCCTCAACCAAGAACTAACTTACTTCGCGCAAGCCATCGATGTAGCACGGACCTTGTGGAACGCACCACTAAACGACAACCCTGTGCGTGCAGCAATGAGCGTTATGTCACAGCTCGACATGATCCAAGGCAGTAAAAAACGTGCACGACGACCCACGGACCACGAACTACAAACCTTGCTTAACCTAGCACGAGGCAGCTGGATCAAATCCATAATCGAAATAGCTGTCGAAACAGGGCTACGTCAGTCAGAAATCCATGCACTCGAATGGTCAGACGTGGACTTTAACCGTGGTACGTTGCTTATTCGAGATCGTAAAGACCCCAAGAAAAAAACCGGAAACGACCAGCTAATACCACTTTTACCGGCCACGAGAGAGGCGCTCCTACGTGAAATCTGCAGAACTGAGCAGGGTGGTAGGGTGTTTAAGGACGTTCTCCGCGCCGCCAGTGTTAGCGATAAATTTGCCAAACTGACAAAGAAAGCAGGCATCAAAGATCTACGGTTTCATGACCTAAGACACGAAGCAATCAGCAGAATGTTTGAACGAGGTATGAGCATCGAGCAGGTCGCCGCAATCAGTGGGCACAAAACTTTGTCGAGCTTAAAACGATATACGCAGCTTAGCCCCGAGTTTCTGTCGACTGCGTTCGCAAAGCAGCCTCCATCTGAGCCACGACTTCAGTCGTAGGAAACAAATATTTTTTGCCCCTTTTAACGTATGGAAGGTCCACTTTGTCGGCATACAATTGGTTGTAAAGCGTAGTCCTTTGAATCTTAAGGACTTCAGCCAGCTCCGTCACATCCATAAACGGGCCATACTTTTCTAGCATCCATTCAGTCACAAGCTAGCTCCTCTACCAAGCGATCTAAGTACCAGCGTGCTTTGCGTAGGTCTTCGACAGGCTTGCCCTTGTACGACATACGCCACACATACTTTTCTACGTTACCTTTAAGATAACCGATGAACTGCTCAGAGGACATAGACGCTTTAATCGCGTCTATGCATTCGATGTCACCAGTCTTGTAATGGGGTGGGTTATTTACAGCGTCCATACTTCATAATCATCCTGATCATAATATTAGCCTTACTAATTTTACTTCTTTTTCTTCTTTTTGCCACCCTTTGGCTTCTGATTGATACAAGGTTGTCCCTTATGCATCACTTCGCTCCTTATCGCATGCCTATCATTAAGCCGTTCACTTCACCAATCTGATCCGTCGTACTACCTGTGTCACTGTCTCCAACGCCAGAGCTGCCTGTTCGTGTCATCTCTAGCTTCATGTCAACCGTGCCTGTAGTAGGTCGGCCCAGCGTGCCGGATATAGAGAACGGCATATACAGACTTGTACTCGCTTTAAAACGCGTTTCGCCCACTAACTGGTAATTGCCAGACGAGGCAACGGTAATTGTGTTGCTGGTACTAAACGTAGCGGGCGAATGATAAATAGTAGTAGTGCCACTTGAGCTGTTATAAATCGCATTGTTTACAGTGGCAGTAAAGGAGCCGTTGCTAAGCACGTTGCCTTGCATAGCAAAGCCGCGCTTGTCCCCGCTAAATGTCATGTAGTAAAGAGTAGGCGAGCCTTTAGAGCCGCCAGATGTTCCTACCGCCGTAGGCGAACCGATCGTCGTAGCTGCGGTCGAGTTGTCCTTCATCCACATTTTAATGCTGTACGTCTTGCTGTTCGTAGAGTTAAACCAGCCACTAGCTTGAGCGTACGGAATGTGCCCTACAGTAGTATGTGAAGTAGCCTCAAGCTGGGTTTCTAAAAACGTAAGCGTCCCACCATTCGCCCCCGTATATGCGCCACCCGCAAAACTCTGAAGCGTCGTGTCGCGGAACGACTGCATAATGTTAACGTCACCAGTAAGATTAGTCGCGTAAACCGTAGTCCCAGACATAACCGTTGCGCTAATACTGCCCGATGTTATCTGGTTAGCCTGTATCGCGTTAACCTTCAAAGCACCCGTATTCGGATCAGACGTAAGAGTCGTGCTGTCGATATTTAGGCGGTTGGTGCTTATCGTGCCTGCAGTAATTTTATCGGCAGACAAGCTGGCAATCTTTGCATTATCGATTGCAGCGTCACCAATCTTAGCATTAGTTATCGTGCCGTTCTTAATAAAGCCATCAGCAATGTACACGCCGGGCTGCACTGTTTCGCCATTAATTGTCTGCTGACTAGTAATGACGCTAAACGGCACGCTGGGCGTACCCGTGTCACTAGCAGTACCTAACAACGCAAACCGGTCGGCGTTTACGATGAACTCGCTAACAATGTTACCCGCCGCGTTAGTAGTAGACGCCAAACCAAAACCAGCTACGGCTCCGTTCAAATCAACCTTTACGGTGTACTGCGCTTCTAAGTCTTCGCCGTCCGCCTTCGAGTAGAAGTTTTGCTGCACGGCTGCAGTAGTCGCATAGTCACCGAGCGTAGACGTAGACACTAAGCCCGTCGTCGCTGTGGCAATCGCTGAGTTAACGTCAGTCGTCGTCGAGTAATCAGTAGTCAGCGTAGCCGTAGTAACGTAGTTGCTAAGAGCGTTGGTTTGATCAGTTTCAGTAACGTAGTCATTAAGCGCAGTGTTCAACGCTGTCGTAGATACCAGCGTCTGTGTCGCGTTGCTTATTGCAGTGTCAGCTTCGGATCTTGTGTAGTAATTCGTCGTCAAATCAGACGTGGTAGTGTAGTTACCTAGCGCCGTGTTTAAACCACTCGTAGACACGAGACTCTGTGTCGCCACACTAATAGCGCTGTCCGTCTCTGTTTCCGTGTAGTAGTTGTTAGTCAGCGTGCTGTTAGTTACGTAGCCACCTAACGTATTAGTTAAGTCTGTGTTCGAAACCAGACTCTGGGTCGCTGTGCTAATCGCGTTGTTTGTTTCTGTCTCCGTTAGGTAGGAGTTAGTCAGCGTAGCCGTAGTCGCATAATCAGCAAGCTCGTCGGACAGATCGGTACTCGACACGAGGTTCTGTGTCGCTTGCGAAATCGCGTTGTTAGTCTGCGTAGACGTCAGGTAGTTGTTAGTCAGCGTCGCGTTAGTTGCGTAGTCTGCAAGCTCTGTCGCCAACCCAGTGTTCGAAACAAGGTTCTGCGTAGCCGTACTGATCGCGCTATTAGTTGCAGTTTCAGTTAGGTAGTTAGACGTTAGGTACGACGTCGTTGGATAGTTACCCAGCGTGGTGGTCAGATCTGTCGTCGACACCAAGCTTTGTGTCGCATTACTAATCGCCGTGTCAGCTTCGGTCTGTGTGTAGTACCCGTTAGTCAGCGTTGCGTTCGTAACGTAGCTGCCTAACGCATTTGTCAGGCCAGTGTTCGATACTAGGTCTTGCGTCGCTGTACTAATCGCACTGTCAGCCTGCGTACGAGTGTAGTAGTTATTCGTCAATGTCGCTGTCGTAGTGTAGTCGTCCAGCGTCGTATCCAGATCGCTGTCTGTTACGTAGTCGACCAGCTCATCTGCAAGTGCAGAGGTAGATACTAGACTCTGTGTTGCGGAGCTTATTGCAGCGTCAGCCTGAGTAATTGTGTAGTAATTGTTTGTCAACGTAGACGTCTGCGCGTACGGGTTTAGCGCCGTTGATAAGTCGGTTGTTGAAACAAGATTCTGTGTAGCCGTACTAATCGCACTGTCTGCTTGGGTAATCGTGTAGTAGTTGTTTGTTAGCGTGCTGTTAGTGACGTAACCCGACAACGTCGTATTCGACACGAGATTTTGCGTGGCTGTACTGATCGCACTATCAGCTTCGGTCTGCGTGTAGTAGTTGTTTGTCAGCGTGCTGTTAGTGACATAATCACTTAGCGTCGTATTCGACACGAGGTTCTGTGTAGCCGTACTGATTGCACTATTAGTCTCTGTCGCTGTCAGATAGCTGTTAGTTAGCGTCGCAGTCGTCGCGTAGTCGCCCAGCTCTGTAGCTAAATCGGTGTTCGAAACAAGGTTCTGAGTTGCGGAGGAAATCGCATTGTCAGTCGCAGTCTTCGTATAGTGGTTCGTCGTCAACGTAGCGTTGGTGACGTAACTCCCCAACGTCGTGGTCAACGCGCTGTCTAGTACGTAATCGTCAAGCGTGGATGACGAAACAAGATTCGTGGTCGCCTGAGTAATCGCTGAGTTCGTATCTGTCGAAGTCAGGTAGTTGTTGGTCAGATGAGACGACGTTACGTAATTGTTGAGATCGGTAGTTGACGCTAAGCCAGTCGTTGCCGTGCTAATAGCACTGTTAGTCTGGGTAGCCGTCAGGTAATCAGCCACCAAAGTCGCAGACGTAACGTAGTCGTCTAAGTCAGTGGTCGATGCTAAACCCGTCGTCGCCGTGCTGATGGCGGAATTCATATCCGACGTTGTGGAGTAGTTCGCTGTAAGGGTAGCGTTAGTAACGTAGTTCGCCAGCGTAGTAGACGCAACCAGCCCTGTCGTTGCAGTCGTAATCGCGGAGTTCATATCCGCAGTCGTTGAGTAGTCAGTAGTAAGCAACGAACGTGTAGCAGCTAACCCGGTTGTCGTATCGTTAACCGTGGCCTGTAGCCCAGCAATAGCACGGGCGTTTGCTGAACCTGACGTTGTGCTCACTGTGTTCAGCTGGGTAATTGCCGACTGGTTGGCCGAGACAACGTCAGCAAGGCTGTCGTAATCGCCGATCAGCTCCCAGTACGTCGTGTTGGTAGGCAGGTTACCTGATGTACTTTGCTTAGCGCGATATAGGCTATCGCTATAAGTGACCAAGTCACCCGTCGCGTACGAGGTGGAGCCAGAGTACGCTGAGACGCCGACAATGTCGTTGATCTGACTCTGCAGGGTGTTGGCCGAGTTCGTAATTGCTGTAGCACGAGCTGACGCTTCATCTGATATAGCAGTGGCACGAGCCGATGCCTCCGCATTCACAGCCGTTGTAATTGCGGTACCCCGGTTGGTTACTTCAGTTGCTATTGAAGACGCTATAGCAGAGTTACGAGCCGCAACCTCGTCATCAATAGCTGATGTAATCGCACTAGCACGAGCTGACGCTTCATCTGATATAGCAGTGGCACGTGCGTTGGCCTCTGCTGCAACCTGTGCCGCCACTGAACCAGCAACAGATGCAGGCGAATCGATTAAGTCGATTCGAGTGGATAGCGCGTTAGCAAGCTCAGACTCTGTTATAGCGCCTTCTATAATCTCAAGTATGTGTTCAACGTCTGTTGCAGTCGTAATAGCTAAACCCGCAGACGCGTGGTACGGACCGGGCTCCTCGTTTACGTTTACGTGTCGCAACCAATAGTAACGAGTCAGCCCCTCGCCTATGGGGTCGATAAACGATATACCGCTGCTCACACCGACAAGTACTGCGTCACCAATTGTGTCAGCGTCAAACCGCCATATCTCTGTGTATGAATGGCCGCGATACGTAGGCAGCGTCCAGTAGATCTGAGCTACTGCGTAACCACCGGCACCTGTTACACCAGTAGGCGCAGTAGGCGCTTCTACATCTGTGTTGCCACTGTCGTCAGACCCGCTAAAATCGCTGCCGGGGTTATTCGGGTCGAATGGCTTACCTGCAAGTTCAAGGGCAAGGCCAGAGTCTATCAATTCACGAAGCGTGATCGCCCTGTCGCGGACATCGCCTCGCCTACCAAGTCTTATCTCCAACGCCTCGACGACGTTATTCAGGTAAATACGTAGCTGCGGAGGTATGTCCGCAGGTATCGGAGGAATGCCGGGTACTTTAGTAGGCTTAGTAGTCTTCGTCATAGGGCAGCTATCTCATCCATGCTTTGTGCCAAGCACACTTCATCGATTTCAACTGCCCCCTCTACTTCTACTTCCCAAACTTGGGCCACGGTTGCTGGTAAACGCATAATAGGTTCACGCAGCGTGCCAGTAGAAGCACCAGACGGTACAGTCACAGTCTGCGTGTATACGTTGTTGCTGTAAGACAAAGAGTATTCCGCGATCTTAGTGCCGTCTGCCCAGACACGGACAGTAACCGGATAGTCTTGCGCGTGCACCGATACCCAGCCCATGCTGACCGGCTTAGGTGTGACGTATTGCTTCGACTTCCACTTCAGCGTCTTGTTGGTAGAGCCGCCACGGTACTTCTTAATCTTGTTGCCTACGATTATGTATAGCTCACCGTCTTTGGGATGCATGTACCCGCCACGCACTTCGCCTGTATAGCTAAGGTTGGACAGTGCTGCTTCGCCTGCACGCGGGTCATAGACAAACCCGCCGCCGTTCCAGAAAGCAACGTATGTGTTTTCGTGCCTAAACGCTCTGTATGTAGTCGGGTTGAAGTCGTCATTCCACTGCTTCACAGAAATCAGGCCGTTGGAGGCCACCTCACCCTGCCCACCAGACACAGCTACCAGCCCATCAGGACCGGCGTACAGCAGATACTCGCCCATATCGACGACGCTCTTGTCGTTGACGCAAGCCTGCGCTATGTCGAGTTTGACGGCAGTCATTGCGCTTGGATCGACGCCTGTGACGAAATACGGTGCGCCGTCTGTAAGCGCTACGATGCCGTTGGTCACTGAGCCAATAGCAACGATGTCTTCTTCGAGGGTTATCCGATAGTCGATAGGCCATGCATGAGGTAAGAAAGGTTCGCTAAGACAAAGACGTTTGCCTGTAAAACCAGCGAAAACGCCGTTAGCAACAGCAATAAGACCAACAAGCGGCCCATCAGGATAAAGACTTGTGTCGTCATCAGGCGGGCCGATCCACGTACCGCTAGGTAACACTTCACCAAGAGCGAATGACTCAGAGCTATCATCGTATGTAGTTGTTGCAAAGGACACCTCCGCGACAAACTGAAACGTCGTGTTTGTACTACCTGTGTTTGACCTGTAGATACGCTTCTTCGCGCCTGTACCAAAATTGTAGTTGCCGTTCGGATGATCCGAGGATGGTAGCGGTATAGTTATCGTCTCTGTGTTAGTGCGCTCCAACACGTTACTAGCCGGACTGGGTGGCCCCTCTTCGCCAAAAGCAGTCACAAACGTATAGACATAAGCCACATCGTCGGGCGTCTGCGTGTCATCTGCAGTACCGGCTTTTGTGATCGTGGGTGCGTTAGCAGGCGCAGGTACACCTAACCTATAACTCGCATTTGGGTAGCTTGAGCCAGCAACAATTGTGGAAGCCGTACCCATACGTGGGTAGTCTTCACCAGTCCAATAAAGGCGATCTAATGTGTCAGCGGGTATTGGACCCTCAACAACGGACACTCCATCGTCATTCCACTGCAACCAGTTAGTGTCACGGTAAAAGAAGATAGAACGGCGAGCCGTGTTAGTAAGGGTGAATGTGTCAGAGTCAGACGTTACTGGCGTCAACCGGCCTGACTCGAAATCTACATTCTCTGCTGTTTGAGCGAACTGCTCAGCGAGGAGCCTTGGCGAGACTCCGGGGGCGATACCACTAAATCTGTCGCGCTTGAAATACGCCATAGTTACCTCACTTCAGGAGCAAGGTGACAATAAGCCCTGCCATACCACCCAAAAGCATCACCCCTAGGCTGAACATGCGCTTGTTCATAGTCTCTAGGGAGTCATCAATGCGGTCCAAGCGATTAAAAATCGTCTTAGACCGCTCTTCGCACATGGCTTCATGAGAGGCTATTTGGGTAGCATTGCGATTGATCGCTTCCCAGTGCCTATCAATCCCACCGTTATCCCTCAATGACCTCTTCTGTGTCGTCACTGCTCTCACTCTTTACTCGCTGGCTGATTAGGGAAGCGAGGTTTGTGACTGACACTTCGTGAATCACGGCCTGTCTGCGAGCGGCAATCATCATGTCATTCGCTTGAGCATGTAGTGACAGCAACTCTTTTACCTCGTCAGAAAGATCGGCGATTGGGTACTCCACATCGTCGATAGTTACAGTTTGGACCTCAGATCCATCGGTCATGAGCTAACTCCTTTAAGGTGAACATCTGCCTCTCATTTTATTAGCTACGCTAATTTTTGCAACTGTTTTGCTGGACTACGAAAGTATAAAAATGATAAGGGCGACTAAAAAACCGAACAGTAGCAACGTAAGAAAGCCATAAACTATTTGCTCTTTCATCTCCGCCTGTCGGTAAACAGCGTCCTGTCGGTCTTTGAGTATCTGCTTACGCATATCGCGAAACTCAGCAAGCCCCTCTTTGCCGTACATCATACCGATCATCGAAAAAAGCTCTTTTTGCTGCGCCTGTATCTTCTTTTTAGCGGCAAACGCTCTGGCTGCTTCAGCCTCTACGCTTTTCGAGAAGACTAGCTTCTTAAACGGGTTTACGTTCTTCGCTTTTTTGTCAGCGTACAGCACATCTGATGCATGACCGTACCACTGGCCTAGTTGCATCATTGTGTCTTCGGCTGAGCGTCCTGCTTCTACCATCGCTTTTACCATCGCATATGCCTTAGAGGCTCCGGCGATGGCGGTTACAGGATCAATCATCTATGAATCTCACATAAGGTGGACAGTTATAGACGCCCGGTACGTACCATCGGTACCGCTTATCAGAGTCGGTGTACAACTCTTTGTATTCGCAGACTGTGTGGTAAACCACTCGTCTACCTATGTATGCAGAAGTCCCTCCTTCTAATACTAGGTACAGCACGATGCTCATTACCGAATCGTCGCATCTGTCACCGTGAGATCAGGCGTTAAAACGCGAGCAGTTTCTGTCATGGTGCCGCCAACCGTACCTGCTTCGTTCTGGCTAGCCATATGCCTGTTGACCGCGTTGTCTGTACCAGCAATTTCAATAGTCCAGCTCGTGACACCTAGTGACGCCCAGAAAGAACTACGAGCATTTTGGTAATCTGTTGCGTATAGGTAAGACTTACTCCCAGCAGCATTCGGCTTCAGAAGGCACAAAAGCCACGTAGCCTCAGCGCCATCCTGCACACCGGCATTCAGCATCAAGACACCGTCGTCATCCGACACGGTCCACACAAAACCCTCGGTGAGGAGGCGATCGTAAATGGCGCGTATATGGTCCCGCTTTTCTAGGTCAGTAAGCGTCCCGTACAGGTGCCACGGGTAAGTCCCTGAGTCTAAAGACGGCAAAGACGCCCAGAACAACTCATTGAACTCGGCGTCGTTGATGCTGGTTACTGTCTCGAAAGTAATCATTCGCCGATCGCAGCCTCTATATCTAATGCCTGTTGCTGAATTACTTTCATCTTCTCAACTGTCGCCGCAATGTCTTGTACACCGTCTGTGCTGATGATTGGGATAGAGAAATCCCCCGATCTATCACCTAGCTGCCACGTTCCTTC